ATATCGCTTAGTTTGGAGGAAGCGGATTTTATCTACTTCCTCTAATGCCTTATATCCCCCTTCGCGACGGCAGTTCACTTTTTATTGAAGACGAGCAAGAAGCTGAAAAGCGTTATAAAGAAGAGTGGGGATCACCTGCTCCTGAAGCACAACGAACTACTACTCCTACTCAACCTACTAGCCAAGGAAAACCTGACGATAAAAACTTTTTAGAACAAGCTGTTGATGTAGTAGGTAATGTTGCTGGTTACGTTAACCCTGGCGTAGCCATTATTAACAAATTAAGGGATATGTCAGCCATCACCCTTCCGGGTGAAAAGATAGAAGGAGAAACACCTAGTGCTGGACAGGAACTTGGAAGTGCTTTAACAGAAGGCGCAAGAAAGATCATCAACGATCCTCTTGCCCTTGTTTCAATGATTTCCGCTGTTACAGAACAGCCAGGGGGTTATGGAGGTTACGCAACTGGTGGTACTGGACCTTTACTTCCTCCAAGTCCTGAAGAAGAAGAAAAAGTTAACCGTCGTCGAGAGGCTGCTCAAGAGGCGCTACGTCGTACAGGTAAAGACCCTGAAGGCTTTAGTTACGGTATTCGTCCTGACGTGCCTATTGTGGGTCCGTTACTTAGCAGCGATAGCGAGTTTGTCGAATCTTATCAACCTAAAACAGCAGTAGGTAAATTCTCTGCTTCTATTTTTGCTGCTATTGGTTTTGATCGCGGCGTTTCTAGTCTTGTAAAAGCTCCTGCCACTGCTGGTACAAGTCTTAAGGTAATTCTTGCAGATCGAAACCTTAAAGAAGGTCTAAAACAAAGCACTAAATTTGTTCTTAAAGAGGTTTTGCCTGAATCTCTTCAAGATGCAATGTTCTTTGCTCCTGAGTACAACGGTGTACTTAGTGGTCAACTTGAAAAGATTAAAGAACTAGAAACAGAAGAAGAGCGGTTGCTAGCAATGCAAGCGTTGCTTGCTGAGACTGATGAAGACTTTGATTATGCCATCGAGCAACTTAATAACATTGCTGGTGGCGCAGCTTTTATGGTTGGATTTCGTTTGACTCTTAAAGGAGCAAACTCTGCACTTAAACGCATCAGAGCTGGTAAAACTACTGAACAAGCTATTGAAGAAGCAGTAGAAGAAATTGCTCCTATAACTAAGTTAGAAGTTGAGTCTGCTGTTTTTAATCGAGCAGAAGTTGTTCTTGAAGAAAATATTGGTAACTCTACTGCTCGTCTTTATAACAAAATTGATGAAAACGTAGGTAATGTTTCCACTTCTATGCGAGCTGGTGCAGAAGACTACCTACAAAAGCAAACTGATTTTGCACCTAAGCTTCGTCGTCTTGACCAAGAACTTAGCGAGATGCCTGATGTATCCGCTGATATTCAAAACATTACGCAACAAACTGATGCACTAAAAGCACGTCTTAGCGTTAGCACTACTGAAGAGATTGCTGCTAAACGAGGCATGATGGAAGCTCGTCTAGCTGCTTATGAAAACGAAATTAAACTAGATCCAGAGTGGATTAACAAAAGCACTGGTAGTGGTAAACGTCGCGGTAAAAACCAAACTCGATATAACAACGCCCTTCGTGCTGCACAAGAGCTGCAGGAACTTCAAGCGCTAGAACTTAAGCGTTTACAGCTTGAAAATTTTGAGTTGCTTCGTGCCGATAAAGCTGCTGAAATTGAGCAAGCTTCTCTTGGGTTTGTTACTAACACTATTGGTTTTAGAAACGCTTTAGACAGTGCTCGTATTCTTGTTAACAGCATTGAAGAAATCAACGCTGAACGTATTGGGTATCTAGAAGCTCGTAACAGCGCTTTGTTCCAACAAAATCGTTTGGACGAAATTGACAAAAATTACACACTGCCAGGAGCTTTTGGTGAAGCTTATGCAGAGCTAAAAAACCTTCTTGATGCAGGTGAAGCAGCTCTTGTTACTAACAACATTAATCCTGAATTTGTTCGTGATTTTGTTAAACGTGTTGATGACGTTCATAACAAAGTCATTGAAAACGGCGGTACTGCTCCTACGTTCCCTGAGCTGCCTCCTAACTTTGAAGAACTTGCAGCCCGTACAGAAGCTCCTAGAGCTGTTAGCGAACCTACTGCAGAGGCTGTAGAAGCTAACGTCGAAGCTACAGAAACTCTTGCACAACAAGCTCAACGTATTTGGGAAGAAGGTGAAGGACTTACTGCAGGTGCAAAAGCTACTCGTACTCCGTTCAACGAACTTGACGCAGAACAACAGCAGAAACTAATTGATTTGTATCTTGAGTCAGGTCAAATTAGTCCAAAAGCTCAGCTAGAACCTAAAGCTGCTGCTCCTATTCAAAACGTTGTTCCTGTCACTAAAACAGACGAAGGTGAAGTTGTCATTGACACTAACCTTCTTACGTCTCGACGTGTCGATGGAGAAGTATCTCCTGGTACTTCTGTAACTGTTACTCCAGAAGAAGCAATTGTTCAAGCTAAGCGTGAACTACAACTAGGACAAAACCCAGCAGAAACTCTTGAAGCTCTTGAAGAGTTTACACAAGGTCAATCTAATAAATTTGATCTTTGGGATACTGTTTATAAAAAGACTGGATCTGAAGAAGCTGCAAATAAAGCTGTTCAAATTTTTAACACTAACTCTCGTAAATACACCAACAATCTTGAAAACGCTACTGCTGTTAAAGCAGTTTTTGACACCATTGAGCGTAAACCTATTCTTCCTGCTCAATACGCCACTGCTATTAGAAAACTCAGCACCTTCTTAACAGAAGGAAACTCTGAACTTCGTATGGCAGCTGCGTTTATTGAATCAGCAGAGTTTGGTAAGGAGATTCAAAACAACCTAAACAAAATTATGGTTCCTGTGTCAACGTTGGATAGCAACGCTGCACAGACACTTGCTTCTGCTCGGGATCTTAGAAAGATTCTCCGTGGTGAAGAAATTGAAGGTCTTGATCGAGTTACAGCTCTTGAAGAGTTTGCAAGTAATTTCAAGGTGTTTAGTCTTAACGCTAAAGCACTAAACGAACTATTTAACGGTGTTGGTAACGCGCTACGGTTGTTCTCTAAAAAAGCACGTTTAGAGTTTGATATTAGAGATCCTAAAGTTCTTTACAGCCAACTTAATCAACAACTAGCTCAACTAGGTTCAACTGATGAGTTTGCAGATGCTATTAGCAAACAAGCTCAAAACTCAAAAATTGAATTTGATCAACGGATTGGTGAGTTCTTTGAAAAAGTTAAAAAAGGTGAAGAACTAACAGAAGACGAACTTGCTGGTTTTGAAAACCTTGTTGAAAAAGTTTATGAAGCTGGTGGTGATTTAGAAAAACTAGATGCTCTTGCTGTTACTAGTGATTCTGTGTTGGCTCGCCTCCAGATTGGTTCTCCTCTTAGTAACCCAGCAACTGTTGCTTCTATTCCTATTCAAGGTATCTCTGAAACAGCCCTTGAGTTGACTGGTCAGTCTGTAAGCGGTCAAATTACTGGTCGCTTAGCTAAGTTTCTTGGTAAAACTGAGTTTGCTAAAGAAAGCCTTGATGAAGCTCGTCTTTCTCAAGATACTTTGCTTCAACTTCGGTTTTCTATTGGCGAAGCTCTTGATGCAACGTACAACCGTTTTGTTTACGGTAAAGCAATTACAGACCCAGCTCAAGCTGCTAGCAACGCTTACGAACTACGCCGTAGTGGTGGTTTGAGGCGTGAAGAAGCAATCTCTCAAGATCTAGCTGCAAAGCAAGTTAAGATTCCATTTATGAACTACGTAATGGAGCGTAGTCAAGATAACGAACAACTGTTTGACACGATTAACAAAGCTCGTGTTCTTACTAAAGTGTTCCACGATTACTTTATGCCTGGTGAAGCTTGGGATAAACGTGGTCCTATTGGTAAATACATTCTTGGTGGATCTACTACTGCTCTTCGTAAACTTGGTGTTGGTAAAAAGAGTTACTACCCAAACGGTGAAAACGTAAACCTTACTTTGTTTGGTCAGTTGTCAGCTACTGCTGATGAACTTTCTACCGCTTTGTTTGCTAACGCTCGAGTGCGTGCTTTAGTTAACAAAGAAGTTGATGAGTTGATTTCTCAAAAAGTTATTGATCCAGCAGAACGTGGAAACGAAATCAAAAAACGTTTGGTTAAAGAAACTTCAGATATGTATCAACCTATAAAGGTTGGTTTTGATCAAAAAACTGTTGGTTACTCTGTTCTTGATAATCAAATTCTTGAACTTACCAGAGCTGTAAACCTTACGGAAGAACTTACTGGTCCTCTTAAAAACGTTGAAGAAGCTGTAAACAACCTTAGAAAAAGTAAAAACCCACAATTAGCAGCTTTTGGACGAGATATCTTTCCGTTCCTTGTTTCCCCAATTAACGGAATTAAACGAGCTGTAATGATTTCTTACGGCGGTGAGATTGCTCAAGCTGCTGTAGATACCGCTCGACTTGGTGCTAAAACACTTCCTGAACAAGTTCTCAATAGGCTTCCTGCTGATTGGAACAAAAACATTATTAACTTTGAAAGTAAGTATTTCAGCAAAGATCCAAAAGTTCGTGTACGGGCTCAAGGTGCTTTGGCACTTTCAGTTGGTATTAACGCTATGGCTTGGTTCCTTGTTCGCGATGGTAACCAAGATATTACTGGTGGTCTTGAAAATACGTATCGGGAAACTACAGGGGCTCGTGATCCTTACACCATGAAAGTTGGGGACATGATGATTCCTTACCGTTACCTGCCTCTTTTAGGTAACACCCTTGCGTTCCAAACAAACATTCGAGATCTTCAAGAGTTTGCCCCTGGTAAAGATACGTCTGATGTTATGGCTCTTGGTGTTGCTGCTCTTGCAACTACTATTCTTGAAGTGCCTGCTCTTGCTGGTTTTGAACGAATCAACAAAGCACTACAGTCTGCAGCAACAGGTGACGCAACTCGTATTCAAAAGATTCTTGCTGAGTCTGTAGCAAAAGTTGGAGATCCGTATCTCAACCTTAGAAAAGTAATTACGCAAGGCATTGACCCTCGTAAACCTGCAAGCCCTGGAACTCGTTATTCAGGACAGCAGTTTTACGAAACTGGTAAAACACTAAGTGAGACTTCATCAAACTTGTTAGGCAGCATGACTGATACAGCCCTTGGAACCTTTGGGATGGCTGCTGAATACACTGGTGTTGGAGCTTTGGCTGATTCCTTTGCTGCTGTTATACGAGGTGAGCCTGGGTTCCGTGAAGCCTCTCGTAAAGCTCTGTGGTACGGCGTTTCAGGTGAAACTGTTAACGCTAACCACGCTGGTAAGTGGTACCCACTACAAGCTGTGTTAGGTCGTTATTGGGCGTTCCCTGACAAGCTTGAAGATGACGTTGTAGCCAAAGAAATGGTTTACAACCTTATTTCCCCACCAAGGAATACTCTGTATGCTGCAGATGGAGTGACTATTAACGATTCAGTTCTTAACAACTTCAATCATTTCCTTAACTCAGAATTTGAGTATTACGATGTTCCTACTGGTAAAGCTTATAAAGGAATTAATGGGTACTTAAAAGATCTTATTAATAGCGATCTTTATCAACGATACCCAAGCGTTGATTCTCCTTTTAAACAAACAAGTATGTTTGGTATTCAAGTTGGAGAAGGTGCTGATTGGGATCGTAGTAACAATCAACGTAGGGTGATTCTTCAAGGTGAAGTTGATAGACTCATTAGTATCGCTAGGGAGCAGTTTCTCTTTGGTACTGTTGCTAATCAACGCTACAAAGCTCCTGAAGATTTGAAACGTCTTATCCAACAAAAACGCATGGCTGGAGAGTAAATGGCTTACGCATCAATTACATACACAAGTGCCTCAGGCACAACGTTTGCTTTAACAAACAGCGATGGTAACGCCATTGAATACCTTCGCCAAGATGACATTTCAGTCAGAGTCAACGGTGTTTTGCAAACAATCACCACTGACTACACTTTCAACGCAGCTGGCACGGCTATTGTCCTTAACACGGCAGTAGCCAACGCTACTGTTGTTTTGTCGCGTACTACTTCTATTGAAGACGCGACAGTTAGTTTTACTGCTGGCTCAACTCTTACCGCACAAGACCTAAACAACTCAGACAAACAAAACAGATTTGCTCTGCAAGAGTTTTCTGATACTTACGACGCTCTTACTACTGGTACTGGAGATCTAAGTGTTCTTGACGGTTTTATTGGTGCTAGCGAAGCTTGGTTATCAGACGACGCTCATGCTGCTACTACAGGAGCAATTGACGGTCAAATTGATACAAAAATTGACACAGCTCTAACTACTGATGTAGTTGGTGGTAACGCAATTACTGTTACTGACGACACACCTGCTGCTGGTCAAATTACCATTGCTGTTACTGATGGTGAAATTGATACTGCAGAACTTGCAGATGGCTCAGTTACTGAAGCAAAGATTGCTAGTAACGCTGTAACTACTGCAAAAATTGGAGACGCTCAAGTTACTAACGCAAAGTTGGCTGATGCAGAGCTACAAACTCTTGCAGGTATTGGTTCAGATCAAGCTAGTTCACTTGTTGCTCTTACTAACGCAGAAATCCAAACTCTTGATGGTATTACAGCTTCTACAGTTGAGCTAAACCAACTAGACGGTAACACTCTTACTAACGCTCCTACTTGGAGTTCTACTACAGAATATCCAACAGCAAACGCTGTTAATAGTCGTATTGCGTCCATTGTTGATTCTGTTGGTGGTTTTGTTGCGATTGAAGATGATCAAAGTTTTCCTTCAACAAACCCTGACCCTCAAGGCGATGCTGGTACGGTTGTAAGCATTGCAAACGCTGGTGGGCTTGTTGTTGACGCTTCTGGTGAAAGTACTACTGGTAGAACCACTACTTCAGATATCGTCACAATTACTGGGTTCCCTGCCAGTATGCAGAGTGAAACAGTTGCTGATGGTTTAGGACTTCAAGTTCAAACTACTGCAACTGAACATACTTATACGTATCACAAACTTATCGCTAAAGAAGCTGACATTCTTCAACTTAGTGATGATATTAACGATTTCAATGCTCGATATCGTGTAGGCCCTACTGATCCAACAGTAGATAACGATGAAGGTGATCTTTTCTATAACACCACTTCAGACGCTTTAAAAGCTTTTGACGGCACTGATTGGACTGTAGCTGCCACTGGTGTTGCTAGTAACGTTGGTTTTAATCCTGCAGGAGATTTAGCAGCAGTTAATGTTCAAGCTGCTCTTGAAGAGCTTGATACTGAAAAGATTTCTTCTGCCGCACCACAACTTGGCGGTGATTTAGATGTTAACGGTCAAAGCATTGTTAGCACCAGTAACGGCGACATCACACTTGCACCTAACGGTACAGGAATTGTTGATGTAAATTCTGAGCTAAGTGCTAACTCTATTGATATTCCAACTGGTCAAGGTAGTCTTACTGTTGGCGCTAACTTTACTGTTGATAACAACGGTAACGTAACTATTGGTAATAACACTCAACATAATGACCACGTAACTATTGGTCCTGGTAGTGAACTTCGTTTTCAAGAAGCTCCGCCTGCTGGTGGTGGTACTCAACATGAAGTACGTATTGATGGTCCCGGTATACTTGCTAGTACTTACACCCTTACGCTTCCTACAACTCTTCCAGATGTCACTGGTAAAGCGATTATCTCAGATCTTAACGGTGATTTGAGCTGGGGTTTTGCAGGTGGTGCAATGGGTGGCGGTAATGATCAAATTTTCTTTGAAAATGATCAAACTGTTACTACTAGTTATAGTATTACTGCAAACAAAAACGCTATGAGTGCTGGTCCTATTACTATTGACAGTGGCGTTGTTGTCACCGTTCCATCTGGTTCTACTTGGGTAATTGTTTAATTATGTCTATTCGTATTGACGGTACTAATACCACCGCAAATCCAGGTATTACGGGAGGAGACGCCGACACAGGTCTCCAATTTGGCACCGATGAAGTCAAGATTGTTACCGGTGGAACGGATCGGGTTACGGTTGACAGCTCCGGCAACTTAGGGATTGGCACTACGAGTCCTAGTGAGTCGTTAGAAGTGTCAGGAAATGGCTTGAAAGTTTCAGGCCAGTCTAGTGGCATTACAGATGAAGGAATAACTTTTGATTGGGACAGCGGTAGCAATAATGGAAGAATTTTCTCCGAAAGTGCTGGTAGTTCTAATTTGTTGTTCTACACAACAAACTCTGGCACTCGTGCGGAGCGGATGAGGATTGACAATGCAGGAAAAGTCGGGATTGGGCAAACTTCTTTTTCTGGAGATGGCGAGAAGCTTGGAGTTAAAGGAGACACCAATACGTTTAACAGTTATTGTGTGCGTTTTATCAATTCAGACGGCACAGTTTTGTTTCGTGTAAGAAACGACGGAAGATTTATTACAGGTGTAGATGGTCAATCTCCTTTCAACTTAACAACAGCCTCAGGCGCAAATGTTTTTGTTGGTAGTGATGGCACACTTCATCGGTCAACATCCTCTGCCAGGTTTAAGACTGAGGTTGAAGACTTGGAAGATGAATATGCAGATAGAATTTTAAATTTACGTCCTGTTTGGTATAGATCGTCAGCTCCTGGAGATCAACTGCATAAAGACTGGAGTTATTACGGCTTTATCGCTGAAGAGGTTGCCGCAATTGACCCCCGTTTTGTTTTTTGGACGACGCATGAAACAATTCTAGACAATAATGGTGTAGAGGTTGAGTCCGAACTAGAACAACCTATTGCTGACGGTGTTCAATACGACAGGCTTGTGCCTCACCTGCTGAACCTGATCAAGCGGCAGAAAGAGCAGATCGAAGCACAGGGCACAGCTATCGCTGCACTTGAAACCCGCCTAACCGCACTTGAAGGAGGTGCATCATGAGTATCAAACTAAATGGGGCAACGTCTGGTTCGGTTGAACTGGACGTTCCCGCCGCTATTGGATCTGATCTAAACATCACCATTCCAGGTGCTGCTGGCACGCTTGATCGCCTGGAGCGTGCTGGAAATATCTTGCAGGTTGTCTATGGCGCAACGTCGTCCCAGGTGTCAATTAGCACAACTAGTTACGTTGACTCAGGCTTGACTGCAGCCATTACTCCATCAAGTTCAACCAGCAAAGTATTGGTGCTAATAGATCAATCTTGCGAGTGGACTCAAACCGGCGGCTCTGGAGGGCTGGGGATTCGCGTTTTAAGGGATGTCACTGTTATCAATGAACCCCCAGCTACATCCATACCGCTTTCTGACTACATCGCACAGGCTACTCAGCACTATTTCAGATATACGCCAACGATCCTTGACTCGCCTGTGACCACAAGTGCGGTGACTTACAAAACTCAAGGGCGTCTTGCAGGTTCCGCCAGCGCAAATTTTCAGGCAGGCACAACCACAAAAGGTACTTCTCGTATTGTCCTCATGGAGGTAGCAGGATGACCATTACTAAAGCCAGTGCTCTTCTTTCTTTGCGCCCAGGGGCCGAATGGGTGATTCGTGATGACTCCCTGGAATGGCTTAGCCCAGACATCACTCAACCAACTGAAGCTGAAATCCAAGCTGAGATTGCACGCCTAGAAGCGGAGCAACCTTGGAAAGAACTACGTCAAGAGCGTAACCGCCGTCTTGCTGAAACCGATTGGGTGTCAATTCAAGCTATTGATGCATCAATTGATGGTCTAGGTATTCAGCTTCCTCAAGTGTGGATGGATTACCGCCAAGCCTTGCGGGATTTACCTGCAAACACTACTGATCCAGCCAACCCTGTTTGGCCCGTTAAACCCGGAGGTGATTCCTGATGTCAACAATCAAAGTAAACAAAATTGAAAACACCTCCACAACGAACGGGGGTATTGCGATTGATGTTGACGGTCACGTCCAGATTGACGGTCAGCAGCTGCCTACTACTGGTCCGCTAAGTAACAGGAGCATTATCATCAATGGCGGCATGACAGTGTGCCAACGCTTTGCACTTAATACCGCTAACAACATTAACAACGCTACGCACACATATCACGTTGACCGCTTTAAAGCGTATAACGACAACACTGGAATCCTCCAGGGTGAATGGGTTAATACAGAATATCCTGAAGGCTTTAGATACTCTTTGAAGTACACGCCTGCTACAGCAGTTTCTCCGTTAGTATCCGGTAATTTATCTTTCATTAGTTATGTCATTGAAGAAAGAGATTTTGAACGTTTCCGTTGGGGTACTGCTGATGCTCAAACTCTCACTCTTAGCTTCAAAGTAAAAACAAATAAAGCTGGGACATATTGTGTTTCATTCTTTAATGCAAATACTTTTAACAGGTCATATATTGTTGAAGTTCCAATTACGGATACTTCAAACTGGAACGATGTGACTATTACTGTCCCTGGAGACACTTCAGGAACTTGGTCGATGATGCGTATTAACTGGTCCCTTGCAATTGCAGCAGATGAAGCTATTGGAACAGCAAATACCTGGCAATCATCTTCTTTGTATTCAACTTCTAATCAAGTAAACTTTATGGACGATACGTCTAACGAGTTTTACATTACCGGAGTCCAACTAGAAGTAGGTTCCAAGGCGACCCCGTTTGAACACGAAAGCTACTCTCAGACCTTAGCTAAATGTCAGAGGTACTATCAAACTAGCGACGGATTTACTTATCTTCTTCGTGCAACAGACAGCATCAAGCAAGCATCTCTATTGTTTCCAGTACAAATGAATCACACCCCTGATGTTGTTGTAACCTCCGGCGGCTCCGGTACAACATCTGCACTTAACCACGACGAAAAAATATTAAATTTACGAAGTACAAATTCTGCTATGAGCCAATTCACTTACACTACACTTTGGACAGCCGACGCAGAACTTTAATCATGGAGGATAACATGAACTATGTCTACACTTGGGCTGACGCTGAAAAAACCACGCTTAAACGTGAAGACCAGCAAGGTCAAGCAATGTTTATCGGTGCAAACAGCAACAGCCGTGGATGGAAAGAGTATGTGAAATCTGGGGCCATCGCTGCTGATTACGTTGCACCACCTGAACCTGCACCTTTGACTACAGAAGAGAAGCTCAACGCAGCTGGACTTACAGTTGAAGAGCTACGTACATTATTTGGACTACCTGAACCACTACCCGCTGATGAACCTACCGCTTATTAAAAGTTTTGTTAGTAATTTAAATTAACTTATCGCTTATTAAAAGCTTTGTTAGTAATTTGAATTGACCACCCAGGTTTCCCAAAAACACCTTTTTCTTTAAATTCTATTTGCGGCTGAGGGTATAACTCTTCAGCCGTTTCTTTATATTTACGTATTTCTTTGTTTAAATTTGCTGTAGTTTTAGCATCTCTCCATTGCTCTACTAGCCAATTAATAAAGTATTGAATAAGCTGTTTAAGAAAGATATTTAACTGTTTCATGCCGTTTAAATCTGAAAAACAACGTAAGTATCTTTATGCTAATAAGCCTAAAGTTGCTAAACAATTTTCTAAACACAGCAAAGGCGGTAAAACTAAAACTGGTTACAAAACCAAATAGCAGTTTGCTACAGTAGCTACGCAACCGTTTTGGTTGCTCCTTATGTACTTTTGAGCATGAGGCTTTACTCGCCACCACCCCTTGGCTAGAGCAACGTCAGCGCGTGAGCGGTTGCAAGGGGAACAAACGTTTATAGTTAAAAAAGCTACGCATTAACTATGGCTAAAGGACCATGTTGGAAAGGATACCAAATGGTTGGTATGAAAAAGAAAGGCAACAAAAACGTTCCCAATTGCGTTCCTAAAAAATGAGAACTAAAAAAGGCTACAAAACAAAAAGCAAAAAACAAGACGTTGCTCAGTGGAGCCCTAGAACTGAAAAGGAAATTGACGAAATGCTTCTTCGTGAAGCCCTTCGTGGAGCTTTTGGCGAAGTAAAACCTGAAACTATTGAAAAACTTAAAAGGAACGTTGCTCAACACAAAAAAGTTTAATCATGAACAAAAAACCTTCTAAAGGCTACAAAATGCGTGGCTCTGTCCAAATGGCAGGTGCTCCTGGTTATCCAATGACTGAACGTGAAATCAACGATCGGTTGTATGAATACGGAATGCAAAACACCGAAAGCGGTCGTAGAATTAGAAAAAATATTAAAGCGGTAAAGACAAAATATAATATCTAACTGTGGAACCTTCCTTCATCCTGTCTGTAATTTTAGGAGTTGCTGGTATCGGCGGTAGTGTATTTACTTGGTCTTCAAAAAGATTTGAAGTCCTTGACCGCCGAGTAGATCAGCTGGAAGTTGTGATTAATAAAGATTTTGTTCGTAAGGGAGAGTTGATGCCTATGATTAGTCGGTTGGAACAGCAGATCCAACACATAGACGAAAAATTAGACCGCATCTTACTCCATGACCGAAATTTCTCTTCGTGATGTAGCTAAGTATTACAACGACAAGCCACATCAAAACCACGCTCTTGATTTTCTTCAACAGCAAACACCACCAGGAACATTGGATAAGTTTGCTCAGCTATGGCGTAGCGGCCCTAAGGGGCACCCTAACTACGTTAAGCACCAAGTTACAGGTGAAATGCTTTCAAAGCTTACTGGGCACCCTGCAGATAGCTTTGACAACGAGTTTCTTGATGACTTGCAAGACCTTTTAGACGCTACTGGGTTTAGAAACGACCTCACTGCACGGCGAATGCTTCTTGCCCAGATGTGTCATGAAAGCGCAGGTTTTGTTTACATGAAAGAAATTGATTCAGGAGAATATCTTGAAGGTAGGCGCGATCTTGGAAACATTTATCCTGGTGACGGTCCTAAGTATCGGGGTTGTGGCCCTATCCAACTAACTGGACGTGCAAATCATCAGAACTTTTCAAACTGGATGTCAAAACGTGGTACTCCAGATGAAAACATTATGAAGCTAGGTACGGATTACACAGCTAATACGTATCCGTTTCTTTGTGCTTATAAATGGCTTGTTGATAACGATTATTTAAACGTTTGTAAAGCTGGTGACGTGTATAGTGCCACTAGGCGGCTTAACGGCGGCCTGAACGGTATCCA